GGCATGCGCATGGAGACCGACACGGCGGACGAGGACGAGGAAGTGGACGTCGTGCTGGAGGAACTCAAAAAAAAAGAGCAACCGGCCGGATGACCTTCCGGCAGTTCGCGGCCTACGGGCTGGTGGCCGGGCTGGGGCTGGGCGAGATGCGCAGCCTCGCGCCCGGCATGATCTGCGACCTGTACATCTACCGGATGCGGTACGATGACGAGCAGCACGGGATCAAGCGCGCGCGCCGACAGCGCTGCGCAGACTGAGGGAGTGATAGCACATGGCGGCGAAGCGCGAGATCAAGACCACGCTGAAACTTGAGGGCGAGCAGGAGTACAGGCGCCAGATGACCGACGCGGCGGGCGCGATCAAGACCCTTAACTCCGAGCAGAAACTGGCGGAGGCTCAGTTCAAACGCACCGGCGACGAGCAGGAGTACGCGGCCAGCAAGGCCGAAATTCTCCGTAAAAAAATCGAAGAGCAGAAAAAGGCCGTCGCGGCTGCCGAGGCCGCGGTCAAAGAGCTGACCGCCAACGGGGTGAAACCCAACGACAAGGCCATGCAGACCTGGCAGACCAAGCTCAACAACGCGAAAACCGGCCTCGTCAACATGCAGACGGAGCTGGACAACACAGAGAAAGAGCTGGGCCAGCAGGAGACCGCACTCAAGGACACGAGCACCGAGACCGGCAACCTTCAGACGGCGATGGACAGCCTCGACCGGCAGGTGACGCTTGAGAACGTTGCCAAAGCCATCGATGCGGTCTATGACAAGCTGATGGGCGTGGTGCGGGGCGTGGCGCGCGCGGCCAAGGCCCTCTGGGACTGGGAGACCGAGGGCGCGGACTGGGCCGATGAGCTGCTGACCACGGCAACCCAGACCGGGATGGACGTGGAGACGCTCCAGGCGTGGAGATACGCGGCGCAGTTCATCGACACCGAGGTCGAGGACATCATCAAGGCCCGGGACAAGCTCACCAAGGGCATGGTCAAGGCCACGCCGCAGATCGAGGAGGCCTATGACTCGCTGGGCGTGAGCGCATTCGACGCGGCGGGCCGGATGCGCGACTCCGAGGACGTGTTCTGGGACGTGCTGGCGGCGCTCTCTGAGATCACCGACGAGACGGAGCAGGATGCGATCGCACAGACGCTGCTGGGCAAGAGCTTCCGCGACCTGAAGCCGCTGCTTCAGGCGGGCCGGGCCGCGTGGGATCAGTACGTAGCCGAGGGCCGTGAGGTGGCCGTGGTCAGCGAGGACAGCGTGCAGGCGCTGGGCGAGCTGGACGATGCGCAGAACAAGCTGAACGCGAGTCTCGACAAGAGCAAATACGAAGTGCTGGCGAGCCTGGCGCCGCTTTTCACGCAGGTGAGCGAGGCCATGGCCACGGCGGTGCAGGGCTTCAACGACTTCCTCCAGACCGATGAGGGCCAGGCGGCCATGCAGGGGCTGGCCGACGCGCTGAGCGGGATCATCACCAGTCTGACCGGCGAGGGCGGCGAGAGCTTCCAGACGCTGATCGAGGGCGCGAAGGGCGCGCTGGACGGCCTGACGCAGGCCTTCAACTGGATCGCCGAGCATAAGGACACGGTGGTGGACGCGATCAAGGGGATCGCGGTGGCGCTGGGTGCGCTGAAGGTGGCCTCCATCGGCATCAAGGTGGCCGAGCTGGCGGGCAACCTCAAACACCTGCTGAGCGGCTTCGGCGGAGGCGCTGGCGGAGCTGCGGCTGGTGCTGGCGGAGGCGGAGCTGCGGCAGCGGGTGCAGGAGGAGGCGCGGCACGGCATGGTCTTCTGCGCGGCCTGATGGGCAAGGCGGGCAACGGCCTCTTCGCGCTGGCAGACGCGGCGCCATTCCTCGGGCCGGTGGCCGGTGTGGCTGCCGGTGCGGCGATCTTCAACGCGGCAGATCAGGCGTACACCCAGCGGGAATTCGGCGAGTACAACGCCATGAAGGATCAGATCGGCGAGGTGGTGGCCTCCGCCGGGGATAGCGTATACGGCACGATCCTCTCCGAGATCAAGGCCGCGCTTGACACCTACGAGGAAGACCTGACCTACGAGGACGTGGTGAACGTCTTCAAACAGTACTCGGACGAGATCGCGCAGGTGATGGGCGAGGGCTTCGACCTCGACACCGCGCTGGATGAGTACAGCGGCATCAAGTGGATCGAGGCGGGCGCAGACCTCGCGACCGCGCTGGCGAACGGCATCGAGCAGGGCACACTGCCCACCGAGGATGCTGCCTCGACGATGGGCGCGAACGTCGCCACGGCGGTGGCGGACGGGATCACCGCGAACATCTTCCGGGTGCAGAGCGCGAAGGCCAGCCTGACGGCTGCCGCGACGGTGCGGGGGACGCTGCCTGGCTTCGCGGGCGCGGCCGGACGCACCGGCCAGACCGGCGCGACGCTCAACGCAACCATCGTGATGGATCGCACCCGCGTGGGCAAACTGGTGACGCCTGTGGTGGACGGGGCCATCGGCTCCACGATCAGAGGGAGGCTGGGATAGTATGCGCGAGATGAGGCGACTCAACGCATGGATCGGCGGCCAGGATCTGCGCAGTCTCGACCCGCGCATCCTGATCCGCGAGATCAGCGAGGACACGCCGGAGATTGAGACGGACTTCGGGACGTGGCCGGGACGCGCCGGGCAGATCATGCTGACCCGTGAGCGCCGGAGCCTGCGCGTGGCGATCCGCTTCGCAATCCGCGAGCTGTACGACCTCGCGGCGCGGGCGCAGGTGCTGGACACGGTCAACGCGTGGGCGCAGGACGGATACTTGCAAGTATCGTACCGGCCCCAGCGGCGGCTGTACGTGTACCGGGTGGGGCCTGCCGCGCCGGACACGATCCGGGACTACACGGCGGAGTACACCGTCGCATTCGAGGCGGTGGCCTCGCCCTACTGGGAGGACGTGAGCACGACCAGCTGGACGGCGAGCGGCGCGAGCGGCTCCGGCACGCTGGCGGTGCGCGGCAACCTCCCGGCCTGCGTGGAGGCGACGGTCACGCCGACCGGCGGCACCCTGAACGCGCTCACCCTGACGGTGGGAGGCACGAGCATGACCTTCTCCGGGCTGGGCGTGGCGAGCGGCACGGCATTCAGAGTCGCGTATGACGAGCGCGGCCTGCTGGGGATCGGCACGGCCTCCGCCAGCAAGCTCTCCTGCCGGAGCGCGGCGAGCGCGGATGACCTGATCGCCAGCCCGGGCAGCGCGGACGTGAGCTTCACGGCGGGCACGGCCTGCACGGTGACACTGGAGGCGAGAGGCAGATGGCAGTGAGACTTCCGAGGGTGCTCAACAGCGACCTGAGCGAGGCCTTCCGCCTCCGCCCGGTGGAGATGACGATCACGCTCAACCTCCGCGAGGACAGCACGGCGACGATCACCCTGCCGGACGATGCACAGGACGTGCCGGTGCGCACCTTCGTGGAGCTGTACACGCCGAGGGGCAGCGCGGGGATCTTCCGGGTGACGGACACCTCGCGCAACGTGTTCAACCAGCGGGTGCTGACGCTCAAGAGCGGCCTGGCCACGCTGGAGGACAGCGTGTACCGGGTGCAGGAGGACTACGAGGGCACGGTGCAGGCCTTCCTCACGGCGGTGCTGGGCTATCAGACGGTGACGCGCTGGCAGCTGGGCACGGTGGCGGACGGTTCCACGGTGTACAAGAGGAGCGGCATCAACTACAATTCAATCGCGGATCTGATCCGGGGGCTGAGCGACGATGACGTGGATCACTACTTCGAGACGGACTACACGACCACGCCGTGGACGCTCAACTACCGCGCGGTGCCCACGTCGGTGGGCTGCGAGATGCGGCTGAGCCGGAGCGTGCGCACGGTGCAGATCGTGCGCAACGATGCGGAATTGTGCACCCGGCTGTACCTGAGTGTGAGCAGCGACCTGGTGGAGACGGAACTGCGCACCTACAACGACGCAGACGCGCAGGCGATCTACGGCATAGTCGAGAAAACCGCCGACGTGAACAGCGCCGACGTGGCCGACCCGGACGCATGGGCGGCGCGGTACATGCGCGAGCACAAAGCCCCGGCGGTGCAGATTACAATAGACGGCTACGAGCTGGCCCGCCTGACCGGCGACAGCTGGGACGAGTACAGCCTCGGCAAGCTGTGCCGGGTCAACCTCTCCGGCGAGCTGCTGGAGGAGCGGGTGGTCAGCGTGACGTACCCCGATCCGCTGGGCGAGCCCGACCTGGTGCAGGTGCAGCTGGCGACCAAGGCCGCGACGGCATCTGGCGCCATCGCCA